ACTACTTGTCTGCTACCTCCCAACTCTTGATGTAGGCTCTCTCGTCCTCTGGCACGCCCATTTCCTCATATTGCTGTTCACGCTTGATGTTGTCGTTTCTCAGTTTGTTTATCATAGCCGTGTCTTCTAGGTCTATGCGGAAATATGCGTTGTTGCCACTTGTCGCTATCGGGTCGAAGCATTGCAGCCTTGGCTTGGTCTCTGTGGTCCATACCTCAATCACCCTCACGTAGTGCTTTCCCTTGTTGCTGTAATCGAAGCTGAGGTTCTCCAACGATTTCTCCTCGTTAAACTCATAGCCACCTTCGCTCTCGTAAGAATCCTGTATGTCGAAGATACTATTCAGGTCGTTGATGGTAAGTCCATATTCCTCTCTGGCAAATTTCTGATACAAGTCTTCTCGGCTCACGTCATGCAGCACGCCTATCAAGCTGAGGTCGTTGTGTCTTGGGTCGCTGCCACACTCAAAAAACATGTGGTCGGGTTCCATCAGCTCCGTCCAAGCGTCTGGCATTTCCAGTTCCTTGTCTTCCCAGCTCTCCCTCACAAACATCTGTCCTCCTTGTAGGTAGTCCTTGATGGCGTGGTTCAGTAGGTCCTGCATTTCCGTGGTCTGCCAGTTACACTGCATCGTGGCACTCATCATGTCGCTCAACTGCCTTGATTCGTTGTCTCTCGCAAAACAAACTGGCTCTGTGCCCTGCTTGGCATAGAGACCTGCTATTGATTCCAAGATGCTCACCATGATGTTGTTGCTCATCGGGGTCATGTTGCGCTTCTCCATATAAGTGCGCTCTGTCATTTCCTCCCAACAGCCATCTTTGTACACTCTGATGATGTCGCTCCATTGGTCGCCTGTGCAGTATCTCATGGTTCTGGCTCTCGTCTCACGCACGCCGCTCAGGTTGTTCCAAGCGTTCCTGCATCGGGTCAGCAGCTCCATGTCCGTTCCGTGCTCCTGTCTGCGTTTTCGTGCCTTCACCGAGTCGTATGTGTTGCGCCGTGGCATCACCTTGCTAAGTGTCAGTATTTTGGTCTTTGCCATTTTTTTTACACATTATTATAAATATAGGTGCAAAAATAGCCATATTGCCCTTTTTCTATTCCGTGTTTCCGAGCAAATATAATATGCCTCGGAAACACGGAAACACGATTCCGATTTCTTTGCATCTTTGCCACAAAGTTTAATCGGTTAAAGAAAAATTATGACAAAAGAAGAACTTGAAAAACAGAATGCAGAGGCAGCTCTAGAGGTTGCTGCTCCTGCTGAGTCTGCCGAGTCTGCTCCGTCTGTTGACGAGCGACCTAACCGCACGGCATTCTCCAAGCGCTTCTCCAAGCGACACAAAGACATCGACTTTGAGGATAAGGAGGCACGCTATGCGGCAATGAACGATGATGCCGACGCTCTGGGCAAGTACGAGGAGAATGGTCAGGCTCTGAGCAAGATGCTCGATAACAACAAGTGGCTAGCTGCCATGGTTCTCGACTCCACCAAGAAGGGTATGCACCCATTCGAGTGGATGGCTTCACAGGGCATCGACATCAAGGCTGCTCTCGAAGACGAGGAACTGGGCAAGAAGGTTGCCGACCAGATTACCGAGTATCAGGAGAAGGTTGCTGAGCAAGAGAAACATGGCGAACAGCTGATGAAGAACTTGCAGAAATCACGTGAGGCTCTCGACAAGTTAGGTCTCTCCGAGGATGAGGCTAACGACCTCTACGGAAAAGTATGGGGTGTTATCGCCGATGCAGAGGAAGGCAATATCTCCTCCGATACATGGAAGCTTTTCCAGCAAGCCTACAACTATGATTCCGACATCGCTTCCGCACGTGACGAGGCAGCCATGCAAGCCCGCAACGAGAAGATTCAGAACAAGGTTCGCTCCTCCGAGTCTGAGGGTATTCCACCAACACTCTCTAGTGCAGGTGGCGGCAACAAGCCAGCCAGCAAGAGAAAGCGAGAAAGTTTCTGGGACGACATTCGCAGTTAATCAAATCCATAATACAAAATAAATATATACAAAAATGAAGAAAGTAATTAATTATTTTTCTAACCATCAGTTCGTCTTCAAGATGATTCTGATGCTTCTTGCCATTGTCACAGGCGGTGGCGCAATGGCTATGGCAGACCTTACCGAAACTCAGATTGGCGACGAGGGCGTAGATCCTGCCAGCAAAGCTACGGTAGCCGAGAAAGAGCCAGTAGATAAAAATACAAGCGACCGACTTAGCCCTGGTGGCAAGAAGGACGGTCAAGACCTTACTGGTTCACAGGCATCTTCCACGCAGCTCCGAGAGGGTGGTTTGCTCGATAAGGAGTGGGATAGCGAGATTGTCAAGTTCTATCCTTTCAAGACTCCTTTGCTCTCCATCGTTCGCCGCATGGCTAAGACCGTGCAGATTAAGAACTGGAATATTTCCCATCAGCGAGTCGGCGGTGAGACCCTTGACGGTCAGACTACAGCCAAGATTGAAGCAGGTGATACCATCGAAATCACTTCTGCAAACTTCTCTGGTTCCATCCGTCCTTTCTACAAGGGTACAACGGTGTTCGCTTCTGGTGTAGCAGGTTATGCTGAGGGCTCGCAGGAAAAGCGTGAGGGTACTTTGATGCTCTACGTTATCGAGGCTAATGGTAAGAAGGCTGTCATGCAGGCTGTCAATGGTAAGCCAAAGACCGCAGGTGATTCTCGCATCAACCTCGACAACATGCAGTGTCCAGAGATTCCTATCGGTACAACGTTCCTTGCAGGTGCATCCGCAGCCTCAGAGTCTCAGCTTACCATCACCCCAGAGAACTTCCAGCCACGTGAGAAGGAGGTTTATGTTCAGAAGAAGCTTTTGAACATCGTCTTCACCGATGACTACGAGAAGGTTAAGAAGGAACAGCCTATCACGGTTGCCGACCTTAAGACCGATGCCATCATCAAGTACAACCTCCGTGCAGAACGCACATACCTCTTGGGCTGCAAGTCTCGCTTCAAGGCTGAGACTGGTGACGGTCAGATTGAGGACGTGTTCACCTCGGAGGGTATCATCAATCAGCTTACCAATACCTATGGCATTGGCGATGAGTATACCTTGGGCGACATGATCGCTATCTCCAAGCTCCAGTTCACAGAGTTCTCCGAGAACGACCGCTGCTTTGCTTTCTGTGGCAAGAATGCCATCGAGCGTTTGGAGAATATCAAGTTGGAGGGCTCTCACCAGAACGACTTCATCAATCACAACGAGTTCGACCTTTCCTTCAAGCGATTCAAGGACACCTTCGGTTCCATTGATTTCGTTTGGACCCAGACCCTCGACCTCATGGGTATGTCCGACTTCATGGTAATCTTCGACCCTAAGGCTTCACGTCGTTACGTCAAGATTGGCAAGAAGGAGCAGACCAATGATATGTCCAAGGGTGGCGGCGAGGTTCGTGACGCTAAGCGTTGGATTCATCAGGAGGCTGATTCTGTTGCACTTCGTGGTTACAACTCCATCTTGGTTGGTCCAGCCAAGAAGATTGCGCAGATTGCCACAGAGTCACTCGGTGCCATCATGTCTGCAAAGACGTTGCCTGAGACTCCATCCAAGGGCATGAAGGTTGCCCTCACACAGGATTACACCGTGAAGGGTTCTAATTCTCCTACGGATGATAAGACTTACGAGAAGGGTACCGTATACTATTACACTGGTTCCGCTTGGGTAATCTACACTGGTCAGGACACCGCTCAGTAATACGAAGGCTTCTTTTCATACAATATATAATCACACGGGGGCAGGTGCAATAAGCCCTGTCCCCATTTTACAAAACAGAGATATGATCAAGACATACAACGCAAGAGTACAGAACAACAATATCAGTTACTTGCTAGAGGGTAAGCAGGGTAATCAGATGCGTTATAATTTCACCAATGGTAACGTCATCACCAACAAATACCCTTCCATCACGCTTCGCAACCGTTATGCGCAAGAACTTTTGGAGTCCAGCTTGCTCTTCGCCAACAACACGGTAGTATTGGAGCGCACGGAAGAGGAGTACCCCGGTGAGCTCGATGCTTTGAAGAAGGAAAATAATGAAACTCCTACTGAAAAGCAGCCAAAGACCGAGGAGGTCAAGGGCATTCGCACCACCGACGAGGTTATCGCCTACGTGAACGAGCGGTTTGACAAGGATTGCAAGACCCTCGCCACCGCAATGAAGCATGCATCAAAGGCAGGTCTCATCTTCCCAGACTTCAACGAGTAATCTATATAAAAGGTGTAACGAAAATGACAGTATCGGAAATTATCAAGCAGGTACGTTGGTGCATAGACGAGGAATCCAACAATACATCGGACATCACCGATGAAAAGGACGACATCTATATGGACAACATCATCCGTGCCAAGATAAACGATGCCCTCCACTGGCTCGCCATCACCGCAGCCTCCTCTTCCGTTTTGTCCGACTCCAAGCTGATAGGCACCACCACTTCCACCATCAAGGTGACCGATTACGATGCCACACGCAACATAGGAGTCATCACGATGGACGAGAACACCGAGGTAATCAATATCTCACGTGTCCGTGGCGATAGTTGGTATAAGGCAGTCGCTCCTATAGAGGACACCGACGATGAAGCCTTGATGATGTTCGATAACACGTCCATGGGAACGGTAGACCGCCCTCAAGCGGCTATCATGCGAGAGACACCCATCAGGATTCTCTTGCAGCCCAAGACCACAGAAGCTGTCATTTCCTATGTTGGTTTGCCCAAGAACGTCAACACAGATTCAGCTACCGAGGTGTCAGTCCCCGACAAGCTAAAGAATGCTTTCGTCTACTACATTGCCTTCCTGCTCCTCTCTGCCTACGACGATACAAAGGCTAGCCAGATGTACACCATCGCCCTGCAACAGCTTGGCGTTAATCAATCCTCAAAGTAAAGACGATATGGAGAATATTCAAGCCACATACGATGCCAACGAGCTAGCTTGGGTTACGCCCATCCTCACCCTCCATAGAGACATCTTCCTAAAGATAGACCTCAAAGAGAAGGGCAAGGTGGTTATTCGCCAGTCTGACGACAAGGGCAATTTCCCTCGCATACCAATCCGCCGTCACAAGGACACTCAGTCCTTCGAGTTCCGTATCTCGGTCATCCCCGATACCGTCCAAATCCAAATATTCACTTCTACAGAACCAAAAGAAATTAAATATGCCTACATTTAGAGAAGATTTAAAATTAGGAACAAAAGTTCCCTTAATCAAAAAAAAAGAAATATCTGACTTCGTGGTCGGCGAAGGTGATATTATAGACGGTTCTGTAACTGCTGATAAGATTGCCAACAACACTATTACAAAAGAAAAGCTCACATCCGACATTAGAGAAACATTAGATTCTGTTGATTCAAAGTTCAACAAGAGCAATGTTGTACAAGAAACAGGCTATTCAGAGGAGGATGTAATGAGCCAAAAGGCTGTTACAGAAGAGCTAGACAGTATCCATGATACTACAGACAACATAATTTCTGTACTGGTAAAGAATGGTTTTATCGTTGATATTAACTCCTCTAGAGGTTGGACTTTCAAGTTGTCAAACATTACCCAGACAAGAGCTGATGGAACTTATGCTGCATTCACAACATTGTCAGTTGGAGCCAAATGGTATGTGAACAATGTAACAGATAAAATCACTAATATCAAATGGACTCGTGATAGTGGCAACAAAGAGGCAGATGAGTTATGGAATAAGGCTCATGAGAATAGTAAGCTTTCCATACCAATATCTTTTGAGGACCTTGGAGAGGAATGCTATCAAATAGGTCATGTTAACTTTACTTGTGAAGCTGAATATGACGCAAATGGTGAATGGCAGAAGACTCAGAAAACTGTAACTTTTTAAGCTTAGTAGATATGGCAAACAATATATTAGCACAAACAGACTTACGTCAGATAGACATTCAGCCGATTGGTTATCATCAGTGTTGTAACATGATAGTGAGAACCAACACGGTGAATCGTCAAACTTATGACGCAGTCACAAATCTCTTCACGCCAGACTATAGCAAGTCTAACTTGGTGGTGTTCCCAGAATGCCAGCTCATAGACCCTGATAGCCCGGTGTCTTCTATCATGGTGAATGCAACATTGGCTTCATTCAGATGGTTGGAGGTTACATCCTCAGGACAGACGGAGATCGCTACACAGAATGGTAGCACCAAGGAAGGCTATCAAGTTGTGGTGTCTGGTGATAGCAAGGGACAGATAACGGTCAGTTCCAATGCTGTCATTGGTATTAGGCGAACCCTTCGCTTTATTGGTGTGTGGAAAGAGGCAGTGAGTGGTTACACTTATCGTTTCCTCAAAGACATTCCTTTGGTATTGGAGGATGTGACTGATGCCAGGGCTTCGATTACCTTGGATATGCCT